TGTGATAGTTTCAGTACTTGTAAATGTACCATTAACATTCATCAATTCAAGAGTATAAGTGCTAGTTTCTTGGTCTTGTGTCACACCGACAACAACTGCGGTAGCACCAGAAGATGCGCCAGTTACGACGTCACCTTTATTCAAACAAACTTGAGAATCCCCACCAATGCGACGAGCATTGCTAGTAGCCTGACCACCAGAGTTTGACTGCCAGTCGAAAGTTCCAGTTCCAGGAGTATAAGTCATTTTGCTTGCTGGAGTACAATATTCAGAAATTGGTACACCATCAAAATAACCATAGAAACGAGTATTTGGTTTCAATCCTTTAGCTTGAACAAGAATATTTCTTGAACGGATATAAGGAATAACTGCAGTTGAAATAACACGATCTGCGACTTGTTCATAATCAGTTTTAACAGCAAGACTGGTACGAGTACCGTAACGAGCCATTTGAACCTTTTGTGCAGTCTGTTCAACAACAACCTGACGAGCAGGGCGATTACGATTACCACCAAAACGACGATTCATTTCAGCAATAGAAATTGCTTCAAAACCTTGTCGTTGAGCACGAGCAAACGCCCAGTTATCACCAGCATTTAGACGTTGACGTCCAACAGTAACGGATCGACCAACCCACTGAACAGTCCAAGAATTCCATACTGTACCAAGAATACCTGATTCTTCAGCAATTTGTTTCATGGTATTATAGTTACCTTCAACCTGCTGAATAACATCTGGTGCACGCTTAGTTTCAAACCAGTCATCTGACTCTGGAGTAATTTGAACGTTACCCAAGAATGTAAAAATAGCGAATGGGTTAATATTTTCAAGACGTGAACCGTATGGTTGTTCAATTAGAACTGGTTCAGAATCAATTGGTAGAGTAATAACATCACCATGTAGCTGATAGTTAGAAGCTGAACGTTGTGTATTATTTGAATTCTTTTCGATCAGATTAATATTGTCTGTATTGTAGAATGGACGCAATTCACCTTGTTCCATGTCGATAGAACAACGATAATCTTCAGAAAGAGAGTTACCAATGTTATTGCCTTGGAAGTTGTCAACAATGAAACCGTTTTTCAAACGATTTAGACCAACATCATCAGTAATATCAAGACTTTGTGTTTCAGCTTCGAGCAATGATAGTGAAGTATAGTATTCTAGATTGTCGATACGCTTTTCAAGTTTACCGATATCACGCATTGTGTATCGTTTAGTTTCATTCTTACGAACACTAACACTTGTGCTATCTGTACCAAAGGTATATGGCTCAAGAGTTAGATCATAAAGAATCATACCCAATGCTGGATCTTCTGGTGGCTCTGGACTTAGACGAGCAACACCTTTTTGTGCGAAAATCTTACCATTGAAGTCAATAGCGATTTTATCTTTACGAGGTAGGTAGTAAGACCAATCTGTCTCAATATCAATACCACGTTTTGGAACAGCGGTAATAGAAGCAGATGAACCATCAAAGTCACCACCGTCTGATAATTCTGCGACAGCTGGACGGAAGTCAATTGAGTCACGAAGCGCAGGTGGAATTTCTTCGTAGTTAATATTTGTATATGAGTTTGCCGTGAAGTAATCACCAGTACCATGTTCAAAATATTCATATACAACTTGAATAGGTGCAGTTGGAGCAGGGAAAGATGGCTTCAACTTTAATTTACCAAGATCATAAAATCCTGGACGATGACCATCATCAAGTAGATAACGATCTTGAATATCAATACTGTATGTTCCTGTTGGAGAGGCAAAAGTGCCTGTGTCCATTTTAATGGAAACAAGACGATAAACATCTGGATAATTCAGAGTAATAGTTGACGCACCAGCAGTTGCTTTGGTAGTAAATGTTTCAGCAGAAGCAGTACGAAGTGTTTTAGTTTTCTCAAAAGCACCGCCAACACGATCCACTGCAGCAATAACTGTCATAGAACGACCAGACTGAGCAGAAGGAAGTGTAATCTGACATGTAGAACCAGACTCATTTACAGTATAAGTTGAAGGATCAAGTACTGTACCACCAGCACCTAGATCATTATCTACAACAATGTAGTTTTCTTCATTTGCGGAGGAAGCAAAAGTTCCTGATGTACTTAGAGAAAGAGACGTGCCAGTAGCAGTCGCTGTAAATTTTTGATAAACTGAGTAACTTGTATCGTTGGTTCCATTTGATTGACGTACTGAACGAATAGCATAATTTGGTAATGGGAATACCATATTATTATACTGTGGTTCTTTAAGTTCTGTTTTGACCAAGTCAATAGTATCACCAGATACAGTAACGTTAGCATCAACAGTAATAGATTTTTGGCTAGCAATAGCTGTTACACGTCTTTGAGCAGTTCCAAGTAGAACATAATCACCAACCTGAAGATCAGTTTGGAAAGAAGTACCATTACCAGTAACTGTTGTGCTTGAAGAAGCAGTAACAGAACCAATCAAACGAGTATTAACAGGTTCAACTTGGCAAGAGAAGTTACGATTTGCGTCACTACGATCGTAGAAAACACCTTTAACATCTCGACCAAAATCTGTTGTTCCATCTAATTGAACATCAAATAAACCTAGTTTGTAAATAGTTCCATCATGCTGTTCAAAGAAACGAACACGAGCAGTACCAACTACATTACCACCACCAAAAGTGCCAGCAGCAGAAGGAACACGATCGTATAATTGAACAGTTCCAAAATGTTCTGATTGAGAATTATCATTTGTAGGTGGAAGGTTATTTACATCGTTAACCAAGATATAGTTTCCGACACGTGCTTCAATCTTACCATTAGTAGTTTGTTCATATGTTTGTGCTTTATCTACTTCAATAAATGTAGTAGCAACTTTTTCTACTTCATAACCACGAATGTATGCTTTTCCAGGTTCAATACCAACAGCGAGTTTAGTAGCATCACCAGCATCATAAACACCACGATTGTAGAATGGAGTTTCATTATACTGCCATGTAACACCACCCAAGCCATCAACAGCAGATCCAGAGGTATGAGTAGGAGCAGAGCCAGTTGAAATACCATCGTCAGATGCGACGTAAGTATTTCCAGAATTTGTGATAATATCACCACGATAGTACTGAGTAGCATCTACCCATGCACCACGATTATTGTTACGATGTTCACGGACATCGATAGCGAATTCTTTTACAGTATAATCGCCAGACTCATCAAAGGTACGACGAGCGAGTTCATCAGCGAACTTATTATATTCTGTTGTCTGAACAATTGTCTTAACACGACCATCAGTAACACGAATTAGTTCGATGAAATCATCATCTGCTTCAGAATCAATGGCAAGTTTAGAAAGAGTAAGATCAATTTGATAACGATGTGCTCCAGGAGCAGCAAAGTTAAATGAGTTTTGAGCATTATCGAGTAGTGAAGGATCAGCTTCTGGGGTAATAACTGATTCTGTAACAGTTAGACCAATACGATATGTAGGAATATTTGAGAATTTATCAAGAACAATTGTTTGCTCAGGAACGAGAACAAAGAATCCATTTACATAGTAAACACCACGTTGAACCTTAGCAGTAGAACCCTTGCCTGTTGACGAAGTCGCTAGTGCTTGAACATCATATGTTCCATCAGAAGTAGAAATTACTTCACCATCAGCAAAAGTTTTAGTAGCACCATCAGTACCAGAATTAGTGTAACGAACATAAATGGTTGATGGGTCTGCATTCTCAGCAGACTGAGTAAGAATTACTTGTGCTTCAACACCGCTAGTACCAACAATAGTTTTACCAGCAAGATCTGATAAGAAAGTTTCAACCGCAACGCCATTATAGATGGATTGAAGTTTTACATAATCAGTACCTTGATTAATGTCTGCGATTGTTTCAATAGATGCTTGTCCAGGAATGACCATAGCACCTTGTTTGAAGAAATGGTCACCGTTTCGAGAAATCTGATTCTGCAGAATTGTCTGCATCTGTGTGAGTTCTCGTGCTTGGACAGCAAAGGAAGGACGATAGAGGATTCGATAAAACTTTTTATCCTCATCAAAGTCGTCATTATACGGTTCGGTATTAAAATCGATTGCCATGTTGCTCTCTTATCCTAAAGTAATAATTCGTTAGAATTATTTATAATTCCTCTTAGAACTTCAGCACGGTTCTAAGAGTCACTGTTTGATCTTCTGTAGGTGTAAACGCTTGTTTATTGTCGATAAACAAGATATCACCTGAATATTTATCTATCGTTGGATTGGTTACTCCACCAACAGTAAACTGGTTACCTTCTGAATCAATCATCACTTCGCCAACTGTTGGAATAGCGTTTTCTAGAGATTGTACCAACACACCTGTGGTGGTAGAAGAAACGATTCTAAACAATTTACCTGTGTTTTGATTATTCAAACGTAAATTTTTATCTGCGCTAAATGTACTTGTATTTATTGATCCTGTTAGAACAAAACAAGCAGATCCAAGAACCTCTCTGAACGTCGCATAATCTGTAGCAGAAACTGTATATTTTCTTGGATTTTTAATAAGACCAAGTTGACGGAAGTCATTATTCACGTCAAATCCTTGGTTTTTATCTTTTGAAATATTAGTATAGAACATCAAAGTTCTAGCATAAGTTCCATTAATAGGATCTTTACCATGACCACCAAACGGTGTCATAACTGCACGAGCAGTAGCTGCATATCCTAATCCTTCACCACCAGTAGAGATAGTTACGTTAGCATAACGGTATCCGCTACCATAGTTGGTCATTTCGATCTTTTTAACTTTACCGTCTTCAACAATAGCGATAGCAGTAGCACCTGTTCCATCACCAGTAATAGTTACTGTTGGTGCAGCACCGTAACCATAACCACCTGAAATAACGATACAAGACATAATTTGTCCAGCAGTTGTAAGTAGTTCAGTATTGGCTTGAAGGGTATTGATGTCTCCTGGAGATAAATCAACACTTACCTCAGCAGATGTACCGTCACCTGTAACTGATACGTTTGCATAGGTATAACCTATACCACCGTCTTGGATAACAACAGAGTCAATTCTACCATTATCTAAAATAGGGAATACTTTTGCTTCTGATTTAATACCACTAATATATGCAGTGGCACCAGATCCACCAGAAGTTGGTTGAAAAGAAACTGCTGGAATCGCAGTGTATCCTGCTCCATATTTTAGTGTAACTGTTCCTGTAGCTGGAGAACCTACATATTCTAAGGTAGCTGTACCATTTGCTGCTGACCCACTATTATGAGAAGGAGCAGTAGTACCTGTTGTGCCACCTGTTGTGACAGTGTATAAACGATTAGATTGGTAAATTTGGTCGCCAGTAGAAACAGCAGTAGATGCAGTCCACGCAGTTCCAAATGTAACTGTTGGGACAGAAGTAAAATCTATACCAGAATCTAAAACATCAACGTATGCTACTGAAGTTGATGACATAACTGCTGATAAAACTGCACCAGTTCCACCACCACCAGACAAGTTTACTGTTGGGGCAGAAGTATAACCTAAACCACCACTTGTCATTTCAACTTCATAAATCATCCCATCAAGAGTAATTGATGTAACTTCATCTCCAGTGATAGTAGCAACACCAGTAGCTTGAGTACCGATATATTTTAGAGCAGAACTACCATTATCAACAATACCACGACGATGAACAGGAGCAGGGTCTGCCAAAGCACCTGATTTCATTACTTCGTAAATATTGTTTCCTGATTTA